CCAACCAATACGAATACGAAGACGAAATAGAAGAACAAGATAATGGCCCCGCAGAATTGCGTAAGGCTTTAAGGAAAGCGCAAAAAGAAAGAGAAGCCATTGAGGCTGAACTCAATCAAATGCGTTCCGATATGCGTTCTCGTTCCGTCAAAGATGTATTGGCCTCAAAAGGTGTATCAGATAAACTAGCGAAACTTATTCCTAGTGATGTTAATACACCTGAACAGATTGATGCTTGGCTTGCTGAATACAGTGATGTATTCGGTATTCAACCAACTGAACCTGTTCAACCGTCTGTAGATGAAGAAACCGTAAGAGATAATCAACGTATCAACAATGTGACTTCAACAGCACAAACACCTTCAGGTGAGCAATCACAGCACCAAAAGGTTATGGCTGCGAAGACCAAAGATGAACTTGATCAACTTCTTTTCGGTCAATCACTCGGGCGTTAAACCGCAACTACTATCAACCTTGAAAGAGGTGAACTAAATTGGCCGAAAATTATACAAGCACCAGCACCGCGTCCCTTGGAACTTCCTTGGTACAAACTGCTTACGACCGCTATGTAGAATTTGCGCTTCGTGCAATGCCGCTTATCCGTGACGTTGCAGACAAGAAGCCAACCCAACAGGCAATGCCAGGTTCATCTGTCGTATTCCAATTATACACAGATCTATCAGCCGTAACCGGCACATTAACTGAAACAACTGATCCAGATTCAGTTGCCTTGGGTAATACAAGCAACGTAACCGTAACTCTTAACGAATACGGTAACGCTGCAATCGCAACACGCAAGTTAGAACTGTTCTCATTGTCTGATGTTGATCCAGCTATTGCTGACATCATCGCATTCAATATGGCAGATTCTATTGACGGTTTCGCACAAACAGTGCTACGTCAAGGTTCAAACGTAATTTACTCAGGTGGTGGATCAACAACTACTGGTGTAACCGGTGGTGCTGCTTCACAAATCACTTCAGCAAACGTTCGTAGAGCTATTGCTAAATTGCGTACCAACAAAGCTGTTCCACGTGTTGGTGAACTATACTGGGTTGGTATACATCCAGAAGTTTCACACGACTTACGTGCAGAAACAGGCGCAGGCGGATGGCGCGAAGCACACGTTTACAACGAATCAGGTGCTGGCAATCTTTGGCCAGGATCAATCGGTGTTTACGAAGGTGCAATGTTCGTAGAATCACCACGTTTGTACAATGCTACAGACGGTGGTTCAAGCGCACGTGTATTCCGTACACTTGTTTGTGGTAAGCAAGCATTGGCTGAAGCCGTTGCTGAAGAGCCACACGTAGTGATTGGTCCTGTGACCGATAAGTTAATGCGTTTCCGTCCTATCGGATGGTACGGCGTTCTTGGATTTGCTCGCTACCGCGAAGCATCCTTGTTCCGCATTGAGTCAACCTCAAGCATCAACAACTCCTAATTCGTTAGGAACAATTGTGACCCCCATTGGAAACGGTGGGGGTTACACCTTTTAAGGAGAACAATGGCATATTATTTTACCCCACCTACTGTTGGTGAAGGTCCTGCTGGTTTAGGTGCATTGTTTTATCGTTATAAGTTAACCAGAGCTAATAGTATTTTACAAAGAACTGACGGGTCTTATTACAGTATTCGTACACCTAGCGTTGATGAAACACAATCCGCTGCGTATTACTATCCAGGCGGTCACGCCAATTTGATTTCTGAAAGTGAACGTACAAGTTTAATTGCTGCCGGTTACGGCGCCTATATTACAGAGGAATAAATGACACCAGGTAGATATAATATGAAAGTTTATCAAGGCTCAACTTTTAGCCTTAGACCACAGTGGAAAATTGATGGCACATATGTTAATGTGACCGGTTATTCTGCTGCTATGAGTGTTAAATATTCACCAACTTCTGTTTCAACAATTATTTCTTTAACTTCAGTTAATGGTCGTATCACTGTTGGTACTACTGATGGTAAGTTTACTTTGGCTTTAACTGCTGCTGAAACCACAGCTTTAGCTGCAGGTAATTATGTTTATGATCTTGAGGTTACTGCACCTAATGGTACTGTGACTCGTTTACTTGAAGGTGGCTTCACTGTTTATGAAGGGGTCACTTCTTAATGACAACAGTTTTTTCTACAGCAGTTGTTGAAATCCCAACAACAACCACAACTCTTAATGTTGAATATGAAGAGACTGTTATTGTTGAACTTGGTGTTATTGGCCCACAAGGTATCACTGGTTCTGTTGGTGTTACTGGTGCAACAGGTCAATCTATTACTGGTTCCACTGGTCCTACTGGTGGCACAGGCCCAACGGGTCCTACTGGCTCTCAAGGCGATACTGGTTCTACCGGTCCTACTGGCGCAAGTATTACTGGCGCTACTGGTGGTACTGGCGCAACCGGTCCTACAGGTTCTACAGGACCTACAGGTTCTACTGGTTTAACTGGAAGTACTGGGGCAACTGGCCCAACTGGTTCTCAAGGTGTTACCGGTCCAACTGGTTCAACGGGTTCTATTGGTGCAACAGGTTCTACTGGACCGACTGGTGCACAAGGTGTAACAGGTGCAACAGGTGACACTGGTGCTACCGGTTCTATTGGTGCCACTGGCGCAACAGGACCAACTGGGTCAACAGGATTAACTGGAGCAACTGGTGCAACGGGACCTACCGGTCCTACCGGCTTAACAGGTGATACAGGCAGCACTGGACCTACAGGTCCAACAGGTGTAACTGGTTCCACTGGGCCAACAGGTCCTACTGGTGCTGATTCAACTGTTGCAGGGCCTACAGGGCCTACAGGTGCAGCTGGTGCCACCGTTACAGGTCCAACAGGACCTACAGGTAGTGCTGGTGTGACTGGTGCTACAGGAGCAACCGGTGCTACTGGTGCAGGTTCTGATGCTTTTCCTGTAGCCTTATTCCTTGGTGGAATGTAACAAAACAACATATTGGGGACGATATGAAACAAATAAAAATATGTGCGTACACAATTGCTTTGAACGAAGAGAAGCACGTGATGCGATGGTTAGAGGGAACTAAGGACGCTGACCTTAGAGTTGTTGCTGATACTGGTTCAACAGATAGAACTGTTGCATTATTACAGGCTGCACCTAATGTTATTGTTCATAAGATAAGTGTTAAACCTTTTAGGTTTGATGATGCCCGCAACGCAGCTCTTGCTTTGATACCTGATGATATTGATGTGTGTTTATCTTTGGATATGGATGAGATCCCTGAATCGGATTTCTTTCATACCATTAGACAAACTTGGGAACCTGACACTGGTCGTGGTTGGGTTTGGTGGGACACTGGTAACAAGTGGAAGAACAACAATAGGCTTCACGCACGTGAAGGTTATCGTTGGATTAAACCGTGCCACGAAGTAACCTTCCGTTATGCTGAAGGTGAAGAGAAAACTTTAGAATACGATTTGACAGTGTTTCATAAACCTGATGACACTAAAGCTAGAACATATTATTTACCTATGTTGCAAGCTGCTGTGCACGAAGACCCACGTGATGCACGTATGTGGGCTTATCTGACACGTGAATACTTTTTTCATAAGATGTGGGACAAAGTTATTGAATCTGCTTTTAGTACTTTACAAGCAGGTGGTTGGTATGTTGAACGCTCAGCTGTGTGTCGTGCAGCTGGTCAAGCCTCACAAGAACTTGGTAATAACGAGAACGCACTTAAATGGTTTCAACGAGCCATTAAAGAAAACCCTACAGAGTTAGAACCTTGGTTCAGTTTTGCACAGTTCTCTTACACTGTTAATAACTGGCAGGGTTGTTGGGATGCTGCAAGTAAAGTTAATGAACTTGAACCATCATCACATTACCTAAACGACAAGTCCATTTGGGATTGGCGTTGTTATGATTTGTTATCTGTTTCTGGTTGGCAACTTGGTAAAAAAGATGAGGCTGTTAAGTACGCAAAGATGGCTGTTGAAGCTAACCCAAAGGACGGGCGCTTACAAGATAACTTGAAGTGGTTGGAGGAAAACTATGTCGCTTCACAGGCAGAGAACCCATCCTGAGTTTGTTGAAGGATGTTTTGGTTGTAAGGCTTCTACGTTAGAGTTGCATCCTGGTGATGCTGCACATATGCGTGAGATCCCTAAACGTAAATGGGATGCTGAGTTGAACGCTTATGCTGATGCAAGAAGACAAGGTATTCAACCTGCTGGAACAAGTATGAAAGCAATTAAGGATGCCCATAAGGCTAGTGAAAATCTTGGTAAAGCCTACGATGGTGGAACAATGCCACCAGCAAACAGGTTAGCCAACAAACAAGTAGCGAAAGCTATGAACAAGATGGGAATATAATATGTGTTACGAATGTGGTTGTTACGGTGCTGTTAACCCTTATGGTGTTGGTGGTTCTGCTGTGAATAAACCTGCTAAGGCAACTGATAAGACTCCTGCCCGCAGACCTCAACCAAAGTATGTTGAAGTTGGTAAGTACAAAAACGAACCAAAAGGTAAATAATGCCGTACAGTAAATACTCTAAGAAACAAAAAGGTTTGGCTGCTATTGCTGAACCACGTAAGAAGATTACTGGTGCAGACTTGAAGAAAGCTAAGAAAATGTCCAGTATGAAGAAGATGGGTAAAGTTAAGTAATATGGCTAAATCTGCTGCTTGGCAACGTAAAGAAGGCAAAAACCCTAAAGGTGGTTTGAACGCCAAAGGTCGTGCTTCATACAATAAGGCTACAGGTGGAAACCTTAAACCTCCTGTCAAAGCAGCAGAGGCTAAAAAGTCACCTAAGTCTGCTGGTAGACGTAAGTCTTTCTGTGGTCGTATGTGTGGTATGAAGTCTAAGTTGACTTCTGCTAAAACTGCTAGAGATCCTAACAGTCGTATAAACAAATCATTGAGAGCTTGGGACTGTAACTGTAAATGAAAAAGAAACCTGTTTGGGAAACAAAGAACCCTAAAAAGAAATCAACAAAATTAACACCTGCTCAAAAGGCTACTGCTAAAGCACGTGCTCAAAAAGCTGGTAGACCATATCCTAATCTAATTGACAATATGGCTGTTGCGAGAAAGAAGAAATAATGCCTTACGGTTTTGCTGGCTCAACATTGGTTGACGAATTAAATAGACTTGCTAACGGTGG